AGATGATGCATCATTAACTTCAATAAGAGTATCTATATCAGATATATTCTTGGATAGATTTGTAGTAATATTGCCGGTATAATTTTTAGTAGCTCTTGGTTCTATTGAGTAGACAACTTCTCTTGTTGGAGTTGAAGTAGAATCTCCAGAAATAAGTCCAATAGAAACTTTTTTGATAATATCGGTAGAAACAGAAGAAGATGGACCAAAAAGATATGTTTTTGCAGTAAATCTTAACGTATAAATCAAAGACCTTCTTTGTGAAAAATCACCTTCATAATCATCACTCATAGATATGCTGTTTAAAATAACTGGCACATCTCTCTTTTCGCCTATTTCGGTGACTAAATCAATTGTAATATTATATGCTGGTTGAAAATATGGTAAGATTTGTTCGATGATTTGAAGCATATCATCATTCAACTTTGTGAATATGCTTAGTTCAAAATCAAGATTGTATGGTACTGGAAGATATGTTTTTCTTTGTTGAGTTCCATCAGAAACAGATGGAGATAGAAATGTTTGAACTGTTGAAGATTTTCTAGAACCATCATAAGATATGCCAACAAGTTCAAAAGACATTCTTGGTAATGTTATTTGAACTGGTTTATTTAAATCTGGGGATTGTTCTAATCTAGCTAGAAATTTTTGAGTTGGACCATACGCCAAAGGAACTTTTATTACACTAACATTAGAACCAGAACTGTCTTTATGCTTTATAGTAATATCATTAAATAAAGATCCAAAAGACACAATTGTCTTTCTAAAAATTTCGTTGTAGAAATATTCAAACATTTTATTATTTAAATTTTATATAATATTTATTTAAGTCACAATGTACCAAAAGGATTTGATTCGCTAAAATCAATAACTTTATCTGCCTCTTCCTCTATAACATCATTTTGAGAATAAGGATCAACTAAATTATCTGATTTTAGTGTTCTTAATTTGTATGATGCTCCGCTTGTAGATCCCGTAATAGTTTCCCCTGACGCAAAAGATCCACTGACAATAAAAACTTCAAGTTTATTATTATCCGAATCCCAAGAATTTACTCTTGCAGTTGTTCCGGAAACTGATCCTGTCACAATTTCATTGTACTTAAATGATCCAGATCCACTCGAACCTGGATTTGCTATGGTAATAGTTGGTGCTGTCGTATATCCTATACCCGCGTCTCTTAGTCTTATTTGAGTAATTGTGCCCGCAGCACTAACTACAGCATAACCAACTGCAGTAGTTCCTATCCCTGGACCACTAAACGTTACTGTTGGTGATGCTGAATAACCAGAACCGCCGTTTGTTACTGTAACTATCCCCACAATACCATCGCCTATTACTGCTGTTGCCGCAACACCACTTCCACCACCTCCAATAAAAGCAATAGCAGGAGCAACTGTATAACCGTAACCAGAATTAACAACTTCAACACCTTGAACTTTTAATGATGATGTTCCATTACAATCAATCAAGTTGTCGATCATCGTTGCAACACCAACTGCAGTATATCCGCCAGATGGAGCAGAAGAAATTGCCACCTTCGGTGCTGTATTAAATCCACCTCCTCTATTAGATACTCTAATGAATCTAACACCACCATTTACAATATTTGTAAAGGCTGTTGCTGTAATTGCTGTTCCGACTACAGTTAATGTTTGAATATAACCTTGATTTTGAATATTATCGTCTATTTCTTCAATACTAGTATCAACAACCTCATCTTCATATCTGAAGAGTTCGCATCGTAATTCATAAACATAATTTTTTTGAAGTTGATAGAATGGTTGTTCGTGCTCTACATATTTGATCTCAAATAATCTATCTCCCAAGGGGAAATAAATTAAATCCCCCTCTTTAGGTCTTGTAGATAATTTTATATCATTTAAGTTTTTTATAAGAGGACTGATATAAGTTTCAAATCTCTCTCTAGAAATTATTAAAGTTAAATCATCAAGATCCTGAATACCAAATTTTGATAAAATAGTTCCTGTTCCACCATATCCATCATAACTGTTGACATATGCTTCTAAAGGATAAGCATTGTCAAATCTTGATTGTATAACCTCTTTTATTACAGTCTTTTCTGTAATATACTTTCTTGGAATATAATATATTTCAACACCATACATTCTGATCTGTTCGTTTATCAGATCTTGTATTAGACCTTGTTCTGAAGAAGAACCTTGTAGAAAGAATGGATTTAACATTTTATCCGATCATATCTAGAGGTGGAAGTTCATAAGTATTAGACATTTTTTCCATCAAGATATCAATCTCTCTTTGCGCATCATCATACATTTGTCTTCCGTTTAGTTCAACGCCGCCAGGAAGTTTTACGCCAGTAAACTTCATCATATTTTGTCCCCATTGTCTTTTAATCAATGATGTCAAATATGGTTTTAAGAAAGAATCATTCCAGACTCTTGAATAGTCATTTGGATCTATAGTTGAATAGCAGTCAATAACGAAGTAATTATTTTCACTAACAGTACCCCAATCAATATCTAGATACAACCTATCTTGTCTTTTGTTGAAACGAATTTGTTTTTGAGTATTTAAAAGAAAATCTAAATCTTCCAAATATGTTTTAACCATAGCGTAACTTAAAAGTTCAGTCGTTCCCCAATAATAAACATCATTCAAGAATAACTGATATTTCACGCTAAACATATTGTGCGTAATTGTATTCGAACTATCAAAACTAAAGACTTTATTGATGCCAATTATATTTGGCGGAACTTGCAAGTAATTACTATTTTCGTTGTAAGTAAAAGTTACTGCAGTTCCTACGATATTTGTATTGACAGTTGTTGTTACAATACCAACATTACTAGTTGCATCAAGTCCTCTGGCTCTTCCTCTAGCAATGTCTGCTGCTGTTATCTTATACTTATAAAACGTTGGATAAACACCATCAAAGTGTCTCTCTTGAAAGAATTGGACCGCATCATCTACAAGATCTTCAATTTGCTCATCCGCAACATTAATTTCCAAAACTGGCGCTCCCAGTTTTCTCTTGCAGTAATCTATTAATTCTTGTCTAGTAGATGGTTGCGCCATTTATTAATACCTCTCAGAATATTTATGGTGCGGAAGAAATTCCAGGTTTTACAAGGATGTTTCCTTCAACAATTCTATAAACAGTAGAACCTGAACTCACTAAAATATCATAGACATATCTTCCTTCTTTTAGAGATCTTGTTTGCGTTGATCCCAAAGAAATATTAAATCTACCTTGAGTAGAAGTGGAAAATCCAACGTTAAACGTTGTTACTGCATAGGAACTTGATCCAATAGAAACACTTTTTGCCATTTGGGAAGATCCTGTCCACCCAGAAAAATTAAAGGCAGAACTTGACGTATTTACTACTGAAAAATTTGCCGAAAAAGTTGAACCAGTATTAATGGTCAAATTAACAGAACTTGGGGTTCCAGAAGTTGTGTCAAAGGTTATCCTTTTGTCCGCCATTTAAAGTACCTAAACTTGAAATTACTTCTTGTTGTTTTAAGTATAACTTATAATAACATTTTGCAATGTTTTTTAATTCAGTAACATCATCTATACTATCTATCTCAGAAGAAACTTTAAAATATTCAAAACTCTTACTTAAATTGTCAAGTTCTATCTTATTTGGATCCATCAATTAAACTCCTGAGTAAAGATTTGATTTCATTTAAATCTTCTTTCATATTAACAAAATCTTCCTCAAGATTCTGTAATTTTTGATTTTCTTTTTCTTTCATTCTTTTTTGTGCAATATATGCGTTATAATCTGACATATTTGTATTAATGATTGCTTTTGTTTCTTCATCTCTAATTAAATTAGAGTGTCCGTTAACTTTTGAGTATTTCATAATTTATTATGCCAGTGCAATAACTCTCAAATCTTTAAATCTTGGCGGATATGCTTGATTTGTTGATGTACCAATAAGTTTGATTCCAAAATATCTAAAAGCTGGTAGATTATCGATTGAAAATTCATACTCTCTAAAATCAAGAACATCACTATCAAATCCAATTAGATCAGTTTTAGAAACCATTTTATCGGGCAAACCATTACTATCTGATAGACTGATTATATCTCCACTGGATGTTAGATTAGTGTATCCTGGGAAAGGATAATAGATTAAATCAGAATTAGGGTCATCAGTTATTGCATATAAACATCTGATATCACTATAAGTATTGATATATGCACTTAATATAACTTTTATAGAAGATGCAGGTGTTTCCAGTGAAATTGGTTTTGTTGCATAAACAAAAGATGAGGGGTCGTCTTTTAGAGTTGATACTCTATCATCAGTTGAATAATTCGATATTGCATTATTTACTCTATTGGAAGTGAAAATCATTCCAACTCTATCCAAGTCAATTACTGGTGAAACATATGCATTTGTTGTTGAAAGATTTAAATTTAAAGTCAAAGATTTGTTGGCAGGCAAATTCGTTGTTTTTGAGTTCTCATTTATCTTTGATGCAACAACTCTAGGGGTGCTTAAATAATTTGTCGCATTGAGGTTAATTTGCTCAAATCCTTGATCAATGAAAGGTATTTCATTTCCATCAACACTACTTCCGCTAACAGTTCTCAATGAAGCATTAATATTAGTACCTCTGAGAGACATTGTTTGGACAACTGGTTTAACAATTTCAAATGGTATATTCTGAGTTGCATTTATTTCTGAACCACCTGTTGATTTTGTTTCATTAAGGAATAACTTTGGATACCCAACAGATAGGGTTCTATTTGTCATGGTAGAACTTTGATCACTCATATCTAATTTGATGTGATAATAATCAAGATCATATGGTTCCGAAACAGTTGCATCTGCTAAATTATGCGTCTTATTAATACGACGTAGAGAAACAGAACCAAGTTCATACTTGTATACTAATGTCCCTGCACTATAACTAAATGACTTTGTTTGATCGATAGATCTGGTTATACCAGTTAAAAGAGGTGGTGATACTGAAGTATTTACTCCAGTATAAGAAATAATTTCATTGTCAATTCTAATATATCCTGGATTTGTAGATGCAACAGAAACATTTTCAAAAGTATTAAAACTAGCAATAGCAACGCTTTCTACAGGAATACTATCTGTTGAAGTTGAAGAATAATTGCTAAAAAGTTTAGTTGGTTTTAAATCAGATATTGCATTACTTATCGTTACCAAATTCTGGGAAGAATTCATTCCGTGATTTTTGTGGTAAACTTTGATATGCAATCCATCGGATAATGTTTCTATTCCTCCAATAGGAATGGTAACATTTCCTCCAGTTCCATTTAAATCTGTGGAAACACCTGCATTATTCACATATCTTACAGTGTTTCCTACACCAGTAACATATTCTCCTTGAACTTGATCTATAATTAGTTGATTTACGCCAGAAACTTCCGAAACAGACATCCTTAAGTTTCTACCAAGATTTTGTGTACCGATCGTTGATATTCCTAATACGTCTCCTGCAGAGTATCCAGTTCCGCCATTTGAGATTGTTGCAGCTACTGCAACACCATTAGTTATAGTAATATTTGCTCTTGCATCTCTACCATCTCCAGTTATTGTATTCAGTACAACATTATTAAATACAAAAGATCCTGAAGAAGGCGTATATCCAATTCCCGCATTAA